CCTTTATGCTTTACAATTTGCATATATGCGTTTCCAAATGAATAATAATCGTCAATAACTTTGCCATACATTTCACGCATTGATTCGCCCGTGTTAACGTTGTCAATAAATCTTTGCACTTGTTCGGATTCTGAATGGAATTGTTTTCCAATGCTTAAAACCTTTTTTTGTCCTAAAATTGCACGGTGTGTTGGTGATTGTCTTTTTACTTCTGCTAAAAATTGGGGAAATAAATTATCGTCACCACACGGAATGAATGGTGTTGGAATAGTTTTTAAATCAACGTTTTCCCGTATTTTTTCGGGAACGCCAACGTTAAAAACCTCGAATTTAGTAAAACCGACTTTGTTTGCCGCTTTTTTAATCGTCTTTGATGTTGTCGTTTTCTTTGACTTCGCCATTATTTACGGATTTTTTTTTGGATTCTTTTATTTCATTAATATATTCAAATCCGTCGTTATACAATTTTTTTAAAATCTTTTGATTGTCTTTCACTTCTGCGGTCACATATTTTTTTCCGCTATATCTAAAAGATTTTGAACCCGCCACGTCTTTATGTAATTTGTATTTTGCCATAATAATTTTTTTTATTAAATATAAATTTAATCAAATTTTAAACAAAAATTGGGAACACTCATTGCGAAATGTCCCCAATTCTTTGTTGATAACCCAAACAAATTTGAATCACACCCCAAATATAATATAAGAATTATACCGGAACCGTTCCCGTAAATTCTCTTGGGTACTCTGCTTGCATTGTTGTTAACGAAATTGCCGTTCCGTTTGCGTCTTGTAACGCAACACCCGACGCTTGGTCGCCCGTTGTCAAATCTAAATAAGCCGTTTCCTCAAAAATTTCGTCATATCCTAAAACGAATTTATAAGGAACTGCGGGGTCTGCGCAATCATCTGCGTATGTTTCAACGATTGCCGTAATTCCACACGACGTCACTAATTCCATTAAATCTGAATTTGTTTCAGATGTAATTTTTGGAATGTAAAACTCCAATGATGTTTCGATTAATGTTGAACCGTTTTCACGTGACGCGTTTGCCGTGAAACCCGCCGTTCCTCTTTCAAATTCCCATTTGTAAAAGACCGCCGAACCGTCCATTGTAACCGCCGTGTATGCGTGTTGTCCCGCCGTTGAATCCGCCGTGAATGATGTTATGTCGTCGGTATTACCCAACCAAATTGTTTTTAATCCGCCACGTCTGTTTCTGTCGCAACAAATTACGTTATGTCCACCTGTTAATGCCATTTTTTTATATTTTTAAAATTAATACCCTATTTGAACCATTGAATCGTGTAAAAATTGGAATCCCAATTTAAAATATGCTCTAACATAAACCTTTTCAGTTAAATCATCATAAAACATTTTCAATTGTCCTTCCATATCTGTCACGTCCGTTCCAACCGCAAGATTTTGTTTTGCAACGTAAACCGCACAATTGTCGTCAGTTATTGATAATTGAGAAATTGCCGTGTCCCACGTGTACATTGGAATTACTTCAACACCTCTGAAATAATATCTTGGTTTGCCGTCTGTTAACGTTCTGAAACCCTCTGTATTTCCTAAATCTTCAAGTGATTCTAAATAACCTTCAAAAATTGATCTTGTAACGTAAAACGCTTTGTCGTTGTTTTCAACACCCGCCAATGCACTCGGCGCCGCCGCCCACATATCACGCAATGCTTTTATACTATTTGCCGGCGTAATTGCGCCGTCCCCAATAGATACTTTGTTTCCGTCAACAACCGTGTCCGCTTTTAATAGTTTCCACCAACCGTCAGTTGAATCGTAACAACCCGCGTCAGAACCCGACGCCGCCGTGTCACCCCACCAACCTAATTTAACAACGTCTTGTGAAATTGAATTTCTAACGTTTTGTAAAATTGTGTTCATTAATTGCGTTCCCTCTAAATTGTTAACGTTAACGCCGTTTCTAAATGATTCTTCAAGATATGTCCCAAAAAACGCGTCTTGACATTGTGAAACTGCAACTCTCATACGTCCCGCCGTAATCACTTTGTCATTTACATTAAATGAACCGGATTCGTTACCGTCTGAACAAGTTGTATATTTTTTTACAATACAAGATAATGCGTCCGCCGTGTAAAGATTCATTTTGTGCTTTACATTTGGGATTACTCTGAATTGCATTAAATCCGAATCTCTAAAAACCGGTTCTAAAAACAATTCGCTAAAATTCGCGCCACTATAAGTTGCCGAAATGTTGTCTAATGCTACGTTTGCCATTTTTTATTTACTTTAAATTATTACTATTATTTTTATTATGCTCGTCTTTTTATTGAACTCACCATTGCGTTAAAAAACGCCATATTCGGGTCAACCGCCGTTTCGCCAATTGTTGGGTCTTCGTTTGGTTTAACGTCCGTTTTATGTGCTTTTAATTTTGAAATTTCTTCATCTTTAATTTCAATTTCCTTTTTAGCGTTTGAAATTTCTTCTTTTGCTTTGTTCATTTCTTCTTCCTTCATTCCCATTGCTTGTTCGATTCTATGAACTGCGTCCTCTAAATTTTCAACTCTGTCTTTCATTTCTTCGTATGTCTTCGCCCAATCCGTTCTTTCTGCTAACGATTCGTCGTCGTCGTCTGCGGGGTGTCCCTCAACGTGGTCGTTTTTAACGCCTAATAAAGATTTGATTTTTCCAATTAATGAATCGTTGTTTTCAACTTTTTTATTTTCAACAACTTCATTTGATTCACTCAAATTTTCTTTTGATTCTTTCATTTGATTATTATTTTTAAGATTTAAAATTTCATTTACTTGTTCATTTGTTATATTAACAAACTTTGAAACGTCATAATTGTTTTCAATTTTAATGGATTTTGTAATTCCATTAATTAATCCCAATTCTAAAGTTTCGTTTGAATTAAACCAACTTTCAACGTCCATTAAATTAACATAATGGTCTGCGTTGTGTTTTGATTTACTCGCATAAATACCGGCAATCTCATTTCTTATTTTATCCAAAATGTTTGCCGTTTTTCTCAATTCATTTGCGTCACCACCCGACATTGCAAATGGATTGTGTATCATAAACAAAGAATTTTCCGCCATTTCGATCGTATCACCCGCCATTGCAATAACTGACGCAATTGACGCCGCAATTCCTTCAACCCTTGTGGTTACTTTTTTTGCGTGGTTTTTTAATGCGTTATATATAGCAAGACCGTCAAAAACCGACCCGCCTAAACTATTAATGTGAACCGTAATGTTTTTGTCCTTGATTTCTTTTAATTCGTCAATAAAAGATTTTGCATTGACGTCATATCCGCCGACTTCGGAATATATATATACGTCGGCATTGTCTGATTTCGCATTATTTTGTATGTCAAACCATTTGTTCATTGCTACAAAAATAAAAATAGCAAAAAATGATTTTACGAAAAAAGTGGAATTTAAAATATATCGGTTGTATATGTGTGTTTTTTACGCTTTTTTTTGTTGTTTTCTTTTATTTTTAACTTATAATCACCCAAAATTGTTTCATTTTTGGTGAATTTTGGTCGATATTTATAAACAATTCCTTGAATTTGTCGGTCTGATAATTCATATTTAATTGATAAATCCATAAATGTGTGCGTAACGTGACCTTTGTTTTCTTTTAAAATTTTATCAAAATCGTATATAATTAAATAATTCCGAACGCGTGTTGGTTCACATAAACCTTTTTCCACTAAATGATAAATAACGTCTTTTGGTGTGGCGTCTTCGCCAAATCTTGTTGTCAATTCTTTCCACATTATTTCAATAAAATCAATAATGTATTTTATTTTATTGGGTTTTGCCATAATTTATAAATATCGAACATATAATTTACCATTTTAGTTGCACAACCACCGCAACCAAATATATTGTCTTTAATTTTTGGGTCAACATATTTTCTAAAGTAAACCAATAATTTTCGTCCCTCATTTTTAGGAATTTGCCAACGACCTCGCGCGTCTTTGTGTTTTATAAATTGTTTCATTAAAACACAAATTTGTTCTTTGTCTTCAATTGAAATATCGTCCGCAATTGTTTGTTTGTCTTTGTTCATTGTTTCAAATTTCGTTTTTTTAAATATCGGAATTATCATTATTAAAATTATTTTTCAACAACTAAATGTTTATTTTACCATTTATCAATTGGACATTTGCCGTCAAATTCTTTTGTGACGCTTGTTTTTGCTTTTAATAAACATTTGCATAATGAACAAGAATCGCCATTGAACAATCCCAAAAATTTATTTCGTCGGTGTTCACACGTTTTGCAAATTGCCAATCTTTTTTTTTGTGTTTCTTTGTCAACTATAAACATAATATAAATATAATGAAATTAAAATGTAACACGTGATTCAATTGTTTTAACCGTCTTTTGTGATCGCGTAACGTCGGATTCAACTAAATAAACTTTTTGTGCATTTAATTGTTGAACCATTGTGTCTAACATTGACGATTCCGAATTTAGTGTGTCGGAATCAAATAACATTCCGCCGTCTGCAAATTTACGACCACCACCCATTTGATTAATGTTTGACAATAACGGTTTAAACATTGCCGTTGAACGTTTATTAATGACGGATTCGCCGCCCTCTAATTCAACCACACGTCCCCCAACTGCAAATTTTTCACCACCTTGTGCGTGTGACCTACCGTGAACCATACCACCGTGCGCAAAAAATGAATCGTCCATAATACCACCCAATTCCGCCGTTGGCGGCTTTTGTGCTTTTATGGTTGCAATTTGTAACGCGGTTGTTGCAACTGTTGTCGCTATCATCATTGCTTTTAATATGCCGTCTAATACTAAATTGTTTGTTGCCGTCCCCGCCAATATATTCATCACCGCCTGCGCGCCACTCATTAACGCCATTCCAATTTGAAAATCTTGGTCTTTTTTAAATTGGTCTTGTTTTAATGCTAAAATGTCGTCGTCAAATCCTTTTTCAATTTCTAAAATTCTGTCGGCTTTTTCTTCTTCACTCATAACGGCAAATTCGTTTGATTCTTCAAACTCTTTAACCGCCGCCGACTTTTCGTCTTCTAATACACCAACGGACGTTGCCAATTCTTGTTGTTGTAATTGATTAAATGATTGCATTATTGCGCCAACTGAATCAAATGTTTGGTTTAATGATTGAACAAAATCCTCACCCGTTATTCCTTGACCGTCTTCGCCGTCGGTTCCCCATAAAAACTTATTCATAAACCCGCCTTCTTGTTCGTCGTCGGATTTTGTCAACACGCCCAATTCTTTTTCTAATCCCGCAATGCTTTCTTTTAAATTATTTATGTTTTGAACTTGCGCGTCTGTTGTTTCGTCGCTTGCTTGAATTGCTATCATTGCCAAATCTAATTCCGCCTTTGCGACTTTAATTGCTAATCTAATTCGTTCTTCTGCAAGGTTAGCGCCCGCGTCTTCTAATTTTTGCCAACTTTCTAATTGCAATTTATCGGCGGCAATTTGCGCTTGTGTTTTTGCAACATATTCGGCGGTTGTATCTGAAATAATTTTTGTTTGTGCGTCAATGTCTTTGTATGTTTCCAAAATTAATTGTTCAACGTCATTAACGTCATTTCTTGCGTCAACAACGTCGGCACTTGCGTCGGATATTTTTTGTTTATATTTTTCTTCTATTTCTAACAACTTTGCGTTTCGTTCTGCGTCGGAAACATCTTTTTCTTCAATCCCTTTTAAATACTGTTGTTTTTCCAATTCTTGTGACGCAATAACAACTTTTAATGCTTTTTCTTTTTCTTTTAATTTTTGATTTACTAATTCATAATTGTCTAATTCTTTTTCGCCATTATTATTTACGTTAAGTAATAATTTTTCTAATATCTTTGACGCGTCGTTTTTTTCTTCCATTATATTTAAAATACCTTTTTCAATTTCCGAATTTTCGTTGGTCAACGTAAAGATTTGCATTTCCGTTTGTTTTTGGTCGAAACGCGCGTTTTTTTGATCCATATATAAACCAAACAATTCGCTATCTTGACCAATTTTAACGCCTGCAAGGTCAATACCTTGTTCTTCTAAATGCGCCATATTTTCACGGATTGTTTTTCCGTTGCTCATTATTTCATTTAATTTGCTTTCAGTTTGGAAAACATTTTGTAAATTCGTCAATTCTTCGTTGCTTAATTGGGAAATTGTTTGTTTCGTATCTTGTGTTTTACCCAAAACAAGGTTTTGTTCTAACAATTTTTTATTTATATTAGTATTCAAGTTTAAATTATCCATTGTTAGTGACCGTGATATGGTCAAATCTTCCTTTGAAACAAGCATATTGGCGTGGGCGTCCGCACTCGTTATTTTGCCTTGCAATTGTCGTTTTACATCTATTGCCAACAACTCATTTTCAACTCTAATTTTTTCTTCTGTCTTTTGTGTGTTTTCTTCACCTAACCCAATTAATTCTTTTTCAATTTCAATTTGTCGCGTTAATAATTCAATCATTGATTCCTCTGCGGCTTGAATAATTATTTTTTGTTTTATAGATTCAACCGTGTTTTTATATGCTTTATCTAAATCGTCAATTAATGATTTTTCGTCCTCTAAATTGGATATATTTGTTCCCGCTATTTCGTTAAATTCTTCTAATGCTTTTGCACGGTCTTTGGTTGACGCGGACACGTCTTTTATTGTTGCTACCAATTGACCCAATTCCGCAACTTGTTCGTGTTCTTTTTTCATTAAATCCTCACTAACTATTATTGCGCCCGTTTGTGCGTCCACTAATTTTTGCAATGCCGTCACTTCTTCCTCAATTTCGTCGTTTAATTCTTCAACTGATTCGGTGGTGTCGTCTGTTGCCATTGCGTAATCTAACAAATATGCGCCACCAATTGCCAATCCACTAACCAACAAACCCAATGGATTTAATTTGATTGCTTTGTTAAATGCTTTAACTGAAATCGTTCCCGCCTTAACTGAAACATTAAATCCTAATTGTGCGGTTTTTGATAATCCCAATGCCGACCGGAAACCATTTTGTTGAATCTTTGCGGCTAACACTGCGGCTTTATAACTAACAAAACCAATCATTAATTTTTTTAATGTTGGCAATAATGATGTTATTATTCCAAAAAATCCCGCCAATCCGTCTGTAATTAATTTTATAGCGGGCGACAATTCGTCAATAAATTCAATAACCATACCTTCTGCGGAACTTTGTAATTCCGCAAATGAACCGGTCAATGAATCTAACATTGTGTCTGAAAATTCTTGTGCCGTTCCGTCTGAATTACGCATTGCGTCGGTTAATGTGTCCACGTCGTCCGAACCTTTTAATAATGTTGCAAATGCCGTCACCGCACGTTGGTCTGTTAATTCTAACATTGCATTTAAGTCAACCCCGCTTGCTTGTAAATTCTGTAATGCCGGAACTAATTGGTCAACGCTTGTAACTGAACCACCTAACGCAACCGATAATGGCGACGTCGAATCGGCTAATTTTAAAAATATATTTCTCAATGATGTTCCCGCCGTGCTTGCGTCAATGTTGGCATTTACCAATGTTCCTAATAATGCCGTTGTTCCTTCTAAATCAAAACCCAATGCGTTCGCCGCCGCGCCAACTTTCGGCATTGCGTTTGTTAGTTTTGTTAAATCTAACGCACTTTTTGAAAATGCAACCGCCAACACGTCCGTCACGTGTGCGGCTTGCGACGCGTCTAATTCAAAAGACCGTAAAATCCCCCCGACTTGTTCACCCGTTGCCGTTAAGTCGTCACCAAATGCAAATGCCAAATTTAAAACACTTTCGGTCATATTATTAATTTGTGTTGGGTCAAAACCTAACTTTGCTAATTCCTTTTGAAATCCGGCAACTTCGCCCGCCGTGAATGTTGTTGTTCGTCCCAATTCTTTTGCGCTTTCGGTTAACATTTCCATTTCTTCTGCGGTTGCGCCACTAATAACACCAACTTGTTTTATTTGAAATTCAAAATCTGTAAAAACAGAAATTGCGCTTTGCATTGCTTTAAATGCCATTACTGCGCCCGTCACCGCCGTTGCCATTCCCGTAATTGCGCCTTTATAATTTCCAACATTTCGTTGTGAACGTCCCATTGCGGAATCCATTTGTTTCAACGTGTCGGTGTTGCTTTTAATTTGACCCGATAATTTTTTAAATTCTGCGCTATTTTTACCCAATGGGTCTTTTAATGCACGCAATTTTTGTGATAATGCGGCGTTTTGTTTTGTTAATGCGTTATAACTTTTGGAACTATCCGCCGCCGCTTTTGCGTTTTTAACCATTGCGGTTTTTCCCGCATTTAATTCACTCCGTAATCCTTTTAATTTGGTTTCTGCGGTTATAATTTTTGCGTTGTATGCTTTTTGATCTGCGCCCGCTTGTTTAGATTCTTTTTTTAAGGTTTTTAATTCTTCAGACGTTTTATCAATTGCGTCTTTCAGTTTAACCATTTGGGACGTCCCTTCAACTTTTATGTTTAATATAGTGTCTAATGTAGCCATAATTTAATTTTATCTTTGTATGTCTTCGTTTCCTTTGACAACGTGTGTATAATAATGAGTGTATGTTTTGGTTGCTAAATCATATTTTGGAACTCCCGTTATTACTTCAACAATTTTGCCGCTTGCGTCTTGATAATAAACGCAACCGCCACCACCTTCGCGAAATATGCCGTCTGAACTAACACACGCCGCCGTTTTTTGATTCGCCGTTAATTCAATTGGTCTGTTTGAAAATCTATTGTTACCCGTTCCAATTATAATTTGATTTGGTTTCCTAATGTCTTGATTGTCCCCAATAGAAATTGAACCAACATTTAACGAATTGTTGTTTCCAATGTTTGATGAATTTTTTAAACTTGAATTTAATGGGACACGTGTTCCGTCACTTGTATATGTTGGCGAAAATGATTTTTGAATTTTAAATGACAAATTATTATTTTGAACACCCATTATTGGTTTCGGTCTGAATGAATTTGGTCTTAAACCCAATTGATTTCCCATTGAACCCGTGAATTGATTTCGACTAACTCGAATTGCATTATAATCGGTTGAAATGTCTGTTATGTCTTCGCCAAAACCTTTTTTTGTTTGTGGAAACAATAATAAATCCGGTGTGGCGTTGTGATACTCAAACAACTCAACTTCGGTTAATTGGTTTCGACCACCCCGATAATCCATAACCTTATTTAAAATCCAATACGTGTCCGCGTGTTGTGAATCGCCAATAAATATCAAACGTCTAAAATCTAATTCTGCAATGTCTGCGGCGGTTAATTTAAAAAATGCCCTTTTTATTTTTGGTCTGTCCATTATGGATAAAATGTTTCTTTGCCAAAACATTTCATATAAACCATTTGTGTTTTCATAACCCGTTGCCGGCATTACGTCAACAGAATTAATTAATGATGTGTTAAAATATAAAGACGGGTTGTTATATGTAATTCCGCCAATTGTTAATGTTCCACCCAAATCACCGTCTTGGTCACAATACACCGCCGCCATTGGATAATAATTTAATTTTTCAACTTCGCCGTCGTTATCATCATAACCCCAAAACCAATGATTATCGTTTGTAAACCCGTCCGATTGATTTAATGGTTGTTTTCCATACCAAACCAAAAGACGTGGCGCAAATTCTTCCATTTTGTCCGGCAATAAATACGGGTCTGTTTGATACCAAATGTTTGTATATTCGGAATGTATCACCGGAATGTATGGTTGTCTATATGGCGCGCCATTATTTGAAATGGTTTTATCATAAAACATATATGTTGGCGAATAAAAATCACTTCCAATTTGTTGGTCTTCATTTTCGTATAATTCTCCCAAATCCATTAAATGTGATCCCAATTGACATTTTTGTCCCCGTCTTCTGTTTCTTTCTTCAACAAATACGTCGGCGGAATCAAATTCATATGTAAAACACAAATTCCGTTGCAATGCGTCATAAATATATTCGGTGTTTTCCATTTGACCTTTGTCCAATTTATCTGTCCAATTTCTTGCATATGTCGCGTCTTTTAAAAATAAATCTCGCGGTTCAACAATAATTTTCTTTTCCAATTCGTTGGATTGCCACATTAAATTAAACATTCCCGTTAAACCATTAATCCAATCCATTTGTGTAATATCACACGGCAATAATTCGGCTAATGGAATTGAACCACCTTCAACCAATTGTCCCGTTACGCCACCACTAAATTGTCCACTTCTTATTCGGTATTTCATTTGACATAATGCCGTCACCGTATTAGACGCCGCCCAATTGTTAATTTCATTAAAATAATGATGTTCGGCGGTCACTTCTATATAAACAAAAACTTTGTCGTTGGCACTTAAAATTTCCAATTGAACGTCTGTAAAATTTAAATTAAAAGTCAAATCCGTTGTCAATGGGTCTAAATTACAAAACCAACCCGCTTGATTTGGCGGACTGTTATAATCTTCGTTTATTCTTCTATCATTCGCCACCGGTATCATATGATAACGACCCGTATCGTTTTTATAATGAACTAAATATGCGTTTGCAACATATGTTGTTCCATACATTTCAGTTTCAACGTCCGCTTGAAACGTTAACGTTCCATAACACATTGAATCCTCGCCACCATTAAATGTTCCGTTTCCAGACGGCGACGGACAATAAGGTTCAACGGGATTGTTTATTGCATAATCTTTGTCCATTTCAACTGTAAATTGACCATTGAATGAATAATTTCCCAAAAATGATGTTTGGAATGTGTCGGCGTCTAAATCTCGCGAATATGTTCCGTCAATACTATTAGAATCGTCCATACATAAAATGCAACGATAATCCATACCCAAAAACTGATTTGCGGGGTTGTTTCCACATTGATTTGGATATAAATATGTTGCTCTATACGCTTGACCATATGGGTCATATCCATAACGTCCCCACCACCAACCGGCAACCGTTTCGGGTTCATTACTTTCAACACCCGCCAAATTCATTGGCGTTTCAATGTCAAATATAACGTTTGAATGTGTTTGTGTTGTTATCACGTTATTTGGATCACAAGCGGGACAAACCATTGTCATATTCTCAACGCAACCCGTAAATGATAGATTTCCCGCCGCGCTACAATCACCCGACGTTCCACTTTGGTTTGCATAATCCAATGGTTCCTTCCATTGCGTCATTGAATTTAATTCATATTCCCAACTGTATTGCTCAATAACATCTTCGGTGTTAATAAATTCCTTTTTAGGAATTAATGAAACTAATCTTTTAAACCAATCCGTTTCAAAAAATTCACTTTCAACGGTATAACCTTGTTCACCAAAAATCACTTTTATAATGTTATAAAGATAAAACGCCGGAACCATATCCGCCGGCGCAACAAAGTCACCAAATGTCCATTTCCCCAAATTCACTAACGGATAAACAATGTGCGTTTGTGTGGAATCAATGGTTTCACCCGCCAAATTAAATTCCCACGTGTCCATTATTGCGTCACGCGAAAAAACGGCAACACTTGGCGCGTCGGGAAATATATTCGCGGCGTCAAAATTAATATCACACATATTTAATTCTGACAACGCATTTACCCATTTATAATTGTCACCAAAAACAACACATTCATAACCAATTGCTTTTCCTTTATATTTTGTTCCTTGCACTTGAAATTTGCCTTGCAATACCAACATTCCGTCAATGAAAATTCTAACGTCTTTGTCTTCTATAAATTGAAAAGAATTATACAAAGAATCTGAATATAAAGATTTTAAAATGTCATTATTGTTTTTTGTTGCGGGCAAATTAAATGTTTTTGAAAAAGACCCTTTGGAACTTGCGGGGTCTTGCACGTCTTTAACAGAATATGTTAATGCTAACGGAAAATCTGTTGCGTTTTCAATATCTAAATAACCTTGAACGCTTGCGTCTGTTGAATCAATAATTGTAAACTCTATATTTGGAATATAATTTGCCATAATGTTTTTTTAAAATCTTGGTGTTTTTTGATTAATAGAAATTGCAAAATCAAATTTTAATTTATATGCGTTGTCATTTGTGTTAATAATTCTAACCGTTTGTTGATTTAATTTTATTGGTTTATAATATGACGGTGTATTTCTAAGAATAGTTGTGAAATTAGTTGAATCAACTTTATTTTTTAAATCTTGTTGGTTAAAATCTAAATACACTTGTGTTGACATCATCATTTCTGAAAAATGTTGTGCCAATTCTTTTCGCATTAATTGTGTTGTAACGGAATATAACATTTGATTTTCACCCGCCCAATTGCTTTCACCAAAATACATTGGATTCGTCCATTCTTCATAACCTTGTGTTCGTTGAAATCTTTCAAACTCTGATTTTCGTTTTGTAATATATGAACCTTCACTTGTTACCATATCAAAACCGCCCAATTGATTTTTAAAACAAAATCTTAAATATCCTTTTCCTTTGCAAGACCTATCAAGTTTAAATTTATACAATGTTGAATTTAAAACTTCGGAACCACTTGACGCACTTGAACCCGCGTGTATTGCTACGGTATAATTATCGACGTTTGAAAAAAATGTGCCTTCTGCGCTATTTGCGGTCAATGCGCCACTTGCGAACATATCTAACCAACCACATAAAAAAGTTGTATAATTTATGTCGGCGGTGTGGGCGTTTGTGTGTGTGTTTAATAAGGTTGTTCCGGCATATGTTTTAACAACGACTTTATATCCAACATTTGGTGAATTGTCTTTTGCGAAAAATGATAACATATATGATTCCGACGGTTTAATTGTAACATTTGAATATGGTGTTGTCGTGCCGGCGTCTTTTTTAATTGGATAATTAGTTAAAAACATTTTTGATTTTCTGTCCGCTTGATAATACATATTAAACATATCCAACGCCGAACCGCTAAATGATGTGCCGTTATTTGTAACCAATGGCGCATTAATCCATTCTTGCGACGGTGAACCTTCGTGAACATAAAATTCATTTGATTTAACGGGATTGTCCCAATCAACAGAAACCAAACCGTCTGCGTCAACTGATTCAATGTAAAAATTAACATACACTTTCCACGTTGCGTTGCAATCCCAAACATTAAATAATTCACTATAAGTCAAATTGGATTGACCAACTTGATATGAATTATTCATATCGTCTAAAGTGAATTTTGTTATTGTATTAAAAATTTCACTTGCGTCAAAATAAAACAAATCGGTGAAACCAAAACGTGGCGCCATTCTAAAATCCCCGCCAACTTTTTGATCCGGTGTCCCCGAACACATTATTTTGTAACACCTCGCAATTAAATTTGTTGTTGATGATGTTGTTTCAAAACATTTAAAAAATATAGGAATTAATGTTGACGACATAACGCCGTCCGTCGGTTGTAATGATATTATTATTGCCATTTTATATAATTATTTCAAAATTTGAGGGAAATGCGTCCCCAATTAATTTTTTAACTTCTGTTTCATAAATACTTGAAATTTGTTTTATTTGTTCGTTTATTTGTGTTTCTGATTTTTTAACAAATCCCAACTTTTGTTTGTCCATTGGATTTCCCAACCCATAACCACCACGTGATGTTGCGGTTTGTTTTGTTGCTATTGCAAACGCTATTCCGCGAATTGTGTCATTATCACTTGCAATTCCTTTAACTTTAATCCAACGAATTAATCCATTAATGTAATCAGAATTTCCCGCGCCCGTTCTAACACTTGCGTCATATGGAATGTTGTTTGCGGAAACACCATATTCAACCACACGCCAATATGAATTTCCTTTAATTGATAAATCAAAACCAAATTCACCATTTTGTGTTATATCGTGTTGCAATGAATTAATTAATTCACCCGACGCATTTCGTCCTAATTCAATTAATTTTGTTCCCAAAATTATTTGGATTTTTGTTGCTATATTTTTAACGGGTTGTAAATCCATATTAATTAAATAATTCTAATTCGCAATATCTATAATGTGAAATTCCAAAAGTTATTTTTATTCCCAATGTTCGGTCGTTTGTTGCGTCCGATAAAAATTCAATGTTTAATGGTTCGGTGAAATCTGTTTGGTGATTATCCCACCATTCCGGTGTTACTTCAACACTTGGAATTGTGTGTAATCTGTTCCAACAACCCGCCCACCAACTTTCAACCTTCGACATTAATTCCGCCCAATACCAACTGTATGCCATTCCATCATTTTTTAAATCTAACGGCGCACTTGTTTCGTTTTTTATTTTATATTCAGATGGCAAATAATCATAAAATACAATTGTGAAACTACTATGCGCCAAATAAATTCCTTTGCGCAAATCGTCCAATTTAAATTTCATTTGTGGTGGATATACCATCATAAATGGATATTGTTTTTTGTGTTGGTTGTCAATCTCTTGTGGATAACCAAACCAAAATCCACGTTTTTGTGGGTTAGTATCACCCAAAAACCATTTCAATTGAAAATGTTCAACTAATTGTTTTAATGTTATTATTTTGTCTGCCATAATTTATTTATTTACTCACATTGTTTGTGACCATTAAACCATTGCATTGAAAAATTTACTTCAACACCCAATAATCGGTTGTTTGTTGTTTCTTTTGTAAAGTTTAAATTTAAATCACTCACCAATGTTGCACTCCCCATTTCATCATATGAAATTCCATTTGGGTTGCTTACGCGATTAAACCATTGTAAAATTAATGGTGTCATATTAGACCATTTTGCCAATGGCGCTTTGCCGTTTGAACTTCCTACTTCTTTAACATTATAATCGGACGGCAAATAACCATAAACCATTAATGTAAAACTCGCCGCCGCGTTCCACGCGTTGTCTGTTGTTTTTAAATCTTTTATTTGCGCTTGCATTTTTGGCGGGTACATTATCATAATTAATTTGTCATTTTTTAGCGCATTTGATTGATGATAATTGTCAATTTCTTGTGGCATACCAAAAATAAATTCGTCGCCCGTCCCCGTCCATTTATCTTTCATTTTTAGGATTATTGCGTTTAATGATGTGTTAACGTCTGACATATTTAAAATTTTGTTCTATTATTATTTGCCCGCATTTTATGTTTTTGTTCTTGTTCCATTCCTTTTCTAACTTCATTTTCATATTCATTAACCGCCGTTTTATAACTTATATATGTAAAAATAATATATAAATCTTCCAACCTTACGGAATCAACCGCATTGTGTGGGTGTTTAGTAAACAACCCCGTCTTTGCCACATCATATAAAGTGTTTAACCACCCATATGGTTCCATTATTTCCCAATTTGCGGTTGCGTGGCGGTTGCTATTTCGTTTGCCGTCTTTAAAAACGTTGGGATATTTTTCTTCCAAATGTTTATGCGTTTGGTCAAAAAAAAAACAAATTCCCAAACAACGTCCATTGTTAAATCTTGAAACAAACGTTTCTTTTTTTCAATTTTATTATCGTCAAATTCTTCGTCTTTTTCTCTGCATAATATCGCCATTTGTTCCGCGATCACCGCAAATTTTCCACCCTCTTGTTTCTTTGCCAACATATCTAATTGTGATGTTTCAATAAAATCACCAAATGTTGATTGTTTCATATTTTCTTTTGGGAAATAATATCTTTTATTTTTAAATGTAAATCCGTCTTGAATATATTTCCCATTAAATCTTTCTTCCGTGCTTTGGTTTAAAAAATTACTCATTAATGACAATGTTTCAAACATATCTTTTTGGTCAACATTGTTAATTGTTGTTTTATCTAATCCACTCAACACACAAAAAATTTCTCGATTTATTTTAACATTTTTTAATGCTCGTTCCATTTGTTCGGCGGTTATTGATTCCGCCGTTTCATTTTCGTTTTCAATTTCTTCCAAATCGTCTTTGGTTAATCCATTTTTAATTATTGTATAAATCTTTTCGTAATCCCGCAATTTTATTTCTGACCATTCGTTTGGAACCGAACATTTTTTTTCCCCAATTGTTAAATTAATCATTTTTGTTTTTTTTTAAATTAGTTTTTTTTTCAATAAATTTTCTTTTGTTAATCATTGATTCCAATTCATAAATTGTTGAATGTATCAAATCAAATAAATCCTCTGTTTCCTCGTTAACATAATCCTCGTTTTCTTCGTCTTTTAATGCCGCCGCAAATCCTATTCCGGCAAACAATAAATAATTTGGAAACATATAAACCCATTCGCTTTCGTTTATTTCCATTTTATCGATCGCGTCACCAATGTTATTGTGCAATTGTTGTGCATTTCTCAAAACGGGTTTAAAGTTAGCAAACGCATTATATTTTCGTTCGTCTGTTATCCTATAAATAAAACCCTCAATTTCTTTTGTGAAAACGTCCAAAATTTTTTTATGTTCTTTATTTAAAGTTTTTATTTCCATATTTTGCAAAAATAACAATTCAATTATTTATAACGTCGCAATTTTAAGTTATCCAAAATATACAATTTTAGATTTATTTAATTCATAATATATTCGCATAATTAACGCGTCCGAAATATCCGGTGAACGTCCCAACAATTGTTTTATTTTTTCCTTTGGTGTTATTTCCAATTTATTGTCTTTGTCAACATTGTGTTGTTTAACCATTTCAAATTCCATTATGATTTCATTTTTTAACTTTGAATCACTAATATAAATCAAACCATTCTGAACCATTTGTGCAAAACGATAATAACATTGCGTTTTTAAATTTTTATAATTTTCGTTGTTTAATGCTTTGGAATTATTAACAAAAGATTTACAACCCTTTAACATATCAACAAAACCACCACCAACGCCGTCACTATCTGCAACAATGTTTGAACGTTGAACGTTGTGTTCTTGCGCAATGTCTTTAACATAATTTGATAATTCGTCAATTGAATTTTTGTCCAATGTTATAATTTTAAAACATTCCCAACCATTCCACAAACATATCACGGATTTGTCCCGTCCATATCTTGCAACGTCAACCGAAATATATTTTGTTCCGTTTCCTTTAACAAATTGATTTGTGAACATATCGTTTAAAGAATCAATGGAAAACAATTGTGAATCGTCGTCGCTATATTCCCAATCACCAAACAATAAACGTTTTTGATTTAATGTGTCTAATCGTTTTAATTGTTCAATATAATGTTTTGAAATGTTTGGATTATCTGTCACCAATGATTGAACAAACTTGTGATTGTCTTTTAATTCATTTTGTTTGTATGGTTTGTAAAATTCAGAATAAACCCAACCTTTTGAGGGATTGCACGTCATTAATAGTTTTGGAATCAAATTGTGTTCGTCTAATTTAAAACGCATACGTGATTGAATAACATTATACGCCATTGGTGAAATCTCTGAAACTTCGTCAATAAATGCGCCCGTTATCTCTAATGAACCCAATGAATCAAAATTTGGATCAGACGGATAATGAAATAAATCTTTTAATAAAATTTCTGATTTAGTGTGATGTAATGTAATGACGGATTTTGTTTCGTTATATGTAAAATCCACGTTTGCGTTTAAACCTTGCATTGCGCAAACTTCAAAAAATGATTTTAATGTTGTTTCTTTTAAATTCTTTAAACGTGAACGTCCAATGACATAACGTGTGTTTGGATATTTTAAACATTGTTTCAGAACCCAATAAACACCCAACATTGATTTCCCACCACCGGCGCCACCACCATATAAAATAACGTTTGTTTTATTGTCTTCTAAATAATCAATTGCCGTCGTCTGCTTTATTGATAATTTCATTTTCCGCGTATGTTTTTGTTTCAATCCAATTTATTGGTTTTCCGTCCATACCGGTCAATTCTTGACGTTCAACATAACCACGTGATTTTCCTTTTGTCTTTAAATAAAACAATATACACGGAACGTTCCCGTCTTTTATTTGTTTCCACAATTCGGATTCACATATGTCAATTGCAACTTCGGTTATATCGTCAACGGCTTGTTTAAAATCGTCGTCGTTTCTATAATAACGATAAAACGTTGAACGGCTACATTTACCAAAATGACACGCCAACGTTACATTTCCCATATTCTGTTCCAAATGTTTTAATAACGTGTCCTTTGTTATCTCGGTTCTTTTTTGTTGTCTTTTTTCCGCCCTTTTTTTAGATTGTGCCATTTTGTAACATTTTTAAAAAATACAATATAATAAATTAATTCAAATATGTTTCACGTAATAAAGAAATGTTTTAAACGTCTTCTTGTTCAAAATCATAACCCCCGTGATTGTAACCACCTAAAGACGCAATTGGAACATTAAGACATTCAACCATTGCAAATTCAAATATCTTTGATTTGTTTTCATATCCTAACACGTCACCCCAATTTTCACATAATTGTTCCCACATTTCAAATGTTTCTTTTGAAACCTTTAATGTAATTACTTTGTCAAATTTATCCGGTTTTGTTAAATCTGTTTTGTCTTTATCTAAATAATTGTTTAATGATTCATATTTAGTAAAATCGTCTTTGGGTTTATATTTATCGTAATCACTCATAATATGGCTTTAAACAAAGAATGGGACGCGTTTAAACGTCCCACTCAACAAAAAAAACTATATGCACGTAAAAACAAACAAAACGCGCAAATACTTGAATCTTTGAAAATACGTTTGTTTTTTATTTATTTTTCGCAATTATTGATTATTTAATTCGCCCTTCTTTGTAATCTAATTGTTTTCCTTTTGTTTCTTGCAAAACTTGTTGAACCTTACCCATTGATTTGAATAATTTGTTCAAACGACGTTGGCGCGCTAATTCTAATTCAATTAATGTTATTCCAATGTTTTGGTCGCCGTGTGTTTTCTTATAGTTTTTTAACATATTTTCACAACCTTCAATGTGTTCGTCGGTTCTTGATGACCATATTGTTTTGCATATATGCAACATTGCGTCCCGTGCGTCTATTTGTTTTTTATCCATTTTATAAAATTTTAGTTATTATTTTCGTTATCTGTTTCATAATATATTCCACAATGTTCACCACAAGCCGAACAAATCATTATTTCCGAACTTGTTTTTGCGCCACAACATTCGGAAATGGCGTCTAATTCTAAACGGTGACTTTGTTGTTTGTCGTCTAAATATAAATTTGTCATAATTAAAAATATATTGTTATTGTTTTATTATCAAAATCAATTGTTACGTCTTCAACCGCAAATGATGTTTTGTTTTCTGCAACCGAATTTGGATAATGTTCCGTTGTCATTTCAAAATCTTTTATGTCTTTCGTTAAATTAAAACTTTGTGTTTCGGTTCTATTGTTGTCAGATTTACCCACAAAACAATCAATGTCAACTTCTAATTCAATTTTTGTTGCATAAACGCCAAAATCTTTTATTCCCCATTTTCGTTCTTCAATATAAAATTCCCAATAAACCTTTGCATAAGCGGTGTAATTATCAATTTCGCAATCCGTCCATTTTGCTTTATTAACACGCAAAAAATGTTCTAATCCATATAAAAAAACGCCAATATCTAATTTGTCGTTTGTGTCCGTTATAAATTCCATTGTAATTTTGTTTTTATTTGATATTTTAATTTAAACCATTTTCGTTTTAAACGTTCAACAAATGGTCGTTTTATTTTTTTAATTCCACACTCGCGCAATTTTTGGGTCACAAAATAATCCAATTGTTGTTCGCCATATTCATTTAAATAATCGTCAATGTCCATATGAAATGTTGTTTGATATACCGATTCGGTGTTATAATCAAAATTGTCTTCGTCAACTGACGTATCGCACGTTTCAATGAATGAACCAAATTGTGATGTGTCAATAAAACATTCAACGTCACCAAACCAATCATTCCAAAAGACAATTAAAATTTCGTCTTTGTCGTCAAAATAATATATTGAAACATTATCATTGTCAATTTTATAATCCTCAATTTCAATTTTAGCCTTCCAACTTATGTCGGCAATTTTATTTAATAAATTAAATTTCATTTTTTAGTAATTTAAAATTTTACATTGTCCGGCGTTCATATTCATTAGGTGTTCGGCACTTATATAATTTTTCATTTCTTGTAATGTATTTGCCGTGAAATCCATTTGATAACATATCCACACTTTAAATAATCTGTCATACATTATTTCAATTCTTTTATAAACTCGGTATTTAATATATCTATTTTGCATTTTTTAGGAATTTAATTTTTTTAACGCTTTTAATGCGCCGTTTTCTGTTTTATATCTTTTACTGATAACGTCCCCGTGTATGGTTACAACTTGAAAATAATTTCCGATCTTAATAACTTTGTCCATTTTATAGTTTTTTTTGTTTGATATATTAAATATATGAAACTTTTTTTGATTAAATGCAAGAAAATAAAAGTTTTTTTTATTTACCTCTGTTAAATATATTAATAACAATGATGTAAATTGATAATGTTGCCATAATAATCAATATATTATTAAACATTTTCGTTCAGATAATTTGTAATTTGTTCAATTGCGTCTTCAAATCCTTTGCACACAACGGCATAATAACCACGTGAATTTAATTTTTCAATCCATTCTTTTTGTTCTTTTGACGCATAACCTTTTTTGTCCGCCTTTAATTCAATAAACATACCATTATGATTGTTTGTTGGGTGAAATAATCCCAAATCGGGAAAACCCTTGACATAGCCGGACGCCTTCATTTTTTTTGCAACTGATAATGATGTTCTCATTCCGCCGGCACTTGCGCAATAAAGTAATTCGGGAAAATTATATTTAATCCAATTAACAACCGCAATTTGAACTTTTAATTCGTTTTGTGCCATTTTACAATTTTATTACTTTTTCTAAATCAACCCTTTTTTGTTTTAAACTTTTGAATGTTAATTTTAAAATTTCACTTGATAAATTAATTTCCTTTGAATTTACTTTTAAAATGTTTCCAATTTTATTTGTGTTTGATTTTAGTTTATTAGATTGAATTAATTCTTTTTTAAGTTTTTGGATCACATTTTTGTCATTATACAATAATTTATATTTTTCCAATTCTTTTGTTATTATTCCGCCATAATCTTTTATTTCTCTAAATGTGCCGGTTTCAACGAATTGTTTATATGGATTTATTAAATTGTCCATAATAAACATTTTGTGCATTTCACGTTTTTGTTTTTCTGTAATCTTTTTTTCCGGTTCGGTCTTTTTTGGAACGATATTTGATTTAATTACCTTTCCCCAACTTGGATTTGTTTTTTTGTTTTTAGCAACTTGAATTTTAGACCAATTTAAAAAATGGGATTTTGTTTCCTTTAATGCTTTGAAATCGTCGCCCTTTAATTTTTGTTCAGAAATAAATTCATTTAATAATTGTGATGTGTTATGTTTTGATATTTTTAAAAACATTGACACACTTTCAATCCACACGTGGTTTTCTTTTAATTGTTCAACATTAATACAAACTGAATTATTAAAATCTTTTTTATTAATTTTTTCTTTTTTTATAATTGTTTTATTAGTTGTATTATTATGTTTTAAATTTTCTTTAACTCTGCCTTTAAATTTTTTTAAACTCTGCGTTTCATATTTTTTAAAATCTGCTTTTAAAACACGCGTTCGTCCGTCAAAAGAAACTTGACGAACAAGACCCAATTTTTTCAATTTTGAAATTGATGTTGAAATGGTTGTGGTTGTGCAACTTAAAAATTCCGCAAAATAATCATTGGACGCAAAACAACCTTGTTCATTGTCTAACGAATTTATTTCCACTAATAAAATTTTTTCTGTCCACGTTAAATCCTTGTTTAAATAAATTTCGCGTGGAATCCACACCCCCAAAAACTGTCTTTTTTCAATGCTCATTTAAAATGTTTTTATAATAGATTACAAATTTATCAAAATCCTTTTGTGCTTTGGGGGTATAGTTAAACGAAATATATTCGTCATAATGTGGAACACGCCACCGAACGGGGGAATCTTTATATTTTTTTTCCATTCTTTTGTGCGCCAATGATTCCGCCAAAAATTCCACATTTTCATTTATTTTCTTTTTATCCATATTAATTTATTAAATTAAAACGGCAAATCATCATTGTTTTGTGATTGATTATTAACAACCGATTGTTCGGGTTCTTTTGGAACATATTGTGAAACTTCCATATAATGGGTTAATCCATTGTCTGTTTTGTTTCTACGTTCTTTGATCTCAAGCGTTATTTTGCCACCATTTTTTTGATTGTCACGCAATTGATTTGCAAAACTTTCAATATCTGTTATGTCAATGTTAATTATTGAACCACCATTGTCAAATGTTTTTTCCCTTAAAAACACGCCGTTTATAAAAATTTTATCTGTCATTTTGTTTATTTTTTATTATTAATTAATTCGTCCATTTCGTCCAAACTCAAATCCGTCATTTTTCCAATTGATTTTAAATGTTCTAATCTGAATTTTGTTGGGTTTTCACAATAGGTTTTAACCGTTGGTTGTGATAAATTTAATTCTGTCCCCAACTCTCGTTTAGAAACGCCGTGAAATCTCAACGTTTTCATAAATAAATTGTCTTTCATTTTTTTATTTTTTATTATTAAATACACCATTTCGACACATTTGTTTAAATTGGTCGCGACAATCGTTATAAACTTGATTATCTTTTAACCACATACATAATGCGTCCATTTCTGATTTTCTCATTGTTTCCAATGAATCAATCAATTTTTGTTTTTCGTCACCCGTATTTATTGAACCATAAATTAATGATTCAACAAATGAAATATATGCAAAACCATTTGTTTCACTCACAATTGGGTCGTCAACACCGTCCAACAAATCGTCAATCCAATCTTTATTTTTTTGATTTTTTGACATTCTTTTTAGATTTAATTTTTGAATTCTTTTTTTCAATTTCTTTTTTAACTTCACGCAATTCATTTTTTATAAATAAATTTTCATAAAAAGGTGAATTTAAATTTTTTTTAAAAACCTTTTT